ACCATGACGGCGGCAATCCCTTTTACATCACAAAGTACGGAAGCTGGGAACCAGGTCCGTTCAGCAACTCCGCTGAGTATCGTCCGAAGGCTGGTTCTATGGACTTGACGGCACTCATGAATACGGTTGGCCCTAATGCTGTCTACTACCCGAACACGACAACCACATTGCTGTCGGCTGTCAATGCGGGGCTTTTCAATGCCGCGACAGTCAACATCCAGACGTTGTTCTGGCCCGTGGGCAACACTTATGGACTCGGAAACAACCCATCTCCATCGTCCGTCTTTTATCTCCCACCGAGTGCCACCACTGGGTGGGCTGGTGGAAACGTCAGCGGAGCCAGTATGGGCACGATGCAATTAACTAACGGGCAAATTGGTCAATGTGACAATACGGGGCGCAGCAAGGTCGGTTTCAAGTTGTTCGACTTCATGTACATCCTAAACCGTAAGGCACCACCCCACAGTTTGAATACCGCTTGCCGTCACGTGTTGTTTGACGCAGGTTGCACGCTACTCAAGGCGAATTTCACGAGCACCCCGCAGCCGTTGGATGCATCGTCGAACAGCCTGTGGCTCAACTTGGACGTTGCCGCACACCAAACAAGCCATAGCTATAGTTTCGGCAACTTGGTGCTCGTGGGCTCGGTGATCTATTTTTGCAACGTGGGCGGGACCTCGGCGGGTTCCGCACCTACATTCAAACCAGCACGGGCAGCGGTCACATCGGATGGCAGCACCGTGAAGTGGATAAGCATGGGAGATACCGCTCAGGGCACAAACATAGCTCAGCAGTCGTATCCGTTGGGCTATGTGACGTTTGCATCAGGCAACAATGCGGGGTCGAGCGGGGGCATCAAGGCGCAAACACTCGTTGCGGTTGGTTCACCAGCGGTGAACAAAGTTCAGATACAGCTTAGCAAGCCGATGCCGTTGTCGGTCAACGGTGGCGACACGATCATCTTGATCCCCGGCTGCTCGAAGGACATTGCGACGTGCACTAACGTGTACGGCAACTTGATCCACATTGGGAATGCGCCGTTCACCCCAAACCCCGAGCTTGCCCAATAGAATCAACAACTTACAGACTATGATTACTTTGAGACAATTCGAGATTCTTACGGCGGGTTATCCAGCTTTTCTTGGCACTCGCAGAAATGGATGCGTGCGTTCTGTTATGGGTGGTTTTTCCGCCTGCGGCATTAAGTCTCATTTGCCGCTTAGCTGCCTCAGTATGTGGAATGCCGAGACGCCGTTTGTTTCCCTCAAGCGATTTGGAAACTTTTTTCGCAATCGCAGTACGGGTCTCAAGGGTCAAGTCTTCACGGTGTCCCCCACGACGCGGCGAGATAGCGCCCTTCTTGAATTGTCCCGAGTTGGGCTTTCGGTTCGCCTTACACATCATTGCCCTGTGTTCGGGTTTTTGCCAAAGTCTTTTCGCCTCTTCGGAACTCAACCCATCACCCCCGTCAGTTCTGTTTCTCAGGATGCCAGTGCCAAGGTCCTTGCGTCCGTAGTAAGCGATCAGAAATTTTTCAGCCTCAAGAGCCGAAGCATTGTCGGGAAATTCTTGAATCAAGACCCTTTCAATGGGGGGACTTCCTTTGCGGAATGCACGACGGTCGTGGCCCTTGCCGACATAGTACGGTGTGCCATCTTCGCGAAGCCAGAGGTAAGTGTAGAAGCTCACCCTTATCAATACTGTGATTTGGGGGATTTCTAATGCCTACTTGCAGCGACAACCCAATTCGAGAAGCGATATGCGTCGAGGCGTGGTCATGGTGCAACACGCCGTATGTCGATCATGGGGCAGTCAAGCACGGCGGCTGCGATTGTGCGGGCTTGCCCTTGCAGGTGTTCAAGGTTGGGGGGTTTGTTCCAGCGGATTACAAGTTGCCACCCTATAGTCCGCAGGAATGGTTGAACGCCCCAACGCAGATCGATAGGAAGCACCTGAAAGTTGTGAGCGAGACGATGCTCAACGAGATACTCAAGTTCGCTCGTGAGATTCCCGTCGAGGAAGTCCAGCCCGCCGATTTGATGCTAGTTAAGGTCGTGGATAGCTGGACTCACGGGGCAATCATTTTGAAATGGCCTGATCTTGTCGTGCATTCGGTTGTGGAGAAGGGCGTCATAGCATCACATGCGCTCAAGGCAGGTTTCTGGGCGAAACGCCCGAAACGTTTCTTTTCAGTAGTAGGAAGGTAAAACTTTGTCGCTTTTTACATCCCATAGCGAAGTTCCACCCACACGGTTCATGGGTATGCGGTTGACCGAGGCCGTCCTCGGCACGCCGCTTCCGATCATGATCGGGCAGGATCGTGCCGCGTGGAAACTCATTTGGTACGGGGATTTCACCTCGAAGCAAGCCCAGCAATCGGGCGGTGGCGGCTCGGGTCTAGGTAAGAGCGGTTCCCCGCAATATGTGTATAACGCATCGGTTGCTGGTGCAATATGCCAAGGTCCGTGCAGCAACCTGCTCAGCGTCTTCGCAGGCACATCCTCTGGCGGCAAGTATGTGGTGAAGTCCGTCTCGGAGACGTATGTCATCCCGCCATCGGGTCCCGCACAATATTCCGTGAGCATGGCAAACACCTACAGCTCAGATGCGGGTGTCAGTTTCAGTCAACCCTACTCGTACACCGCTAACGATTACGGTTCTCCCGGCAGTGCTAATCCAAACGGCACACAGCAAGTCCCGTTGACTTTCGATTCAACCATGAGCGGTTCGCCGCCCGTTCCAACCCCCGGCGTCAACGCCTACTACACTGACGGCGCGGGCACCTACTATTTCAACACGGCGAATGCGGCAAGCAGTGTGCAGGCTGGTCATGCGGAAAATTTTTACGAGGACAACCAAAACTTCGTGACCATGACGGTCAGCGGCTTGACCCCGCAGCAGGGACAGACCATCACGTTTGGCACCATGACTGGTTGCCCGTGGCTCAGCGGCTTGTCGGTCGGGCTCACGTCCGCCGCGCCTGCTCCATTCAATGGATTCCTCGGACAAAATCTGTACACCATCCAATTCTATGACCCCACGGATCACGGTCCTGTTGGGGGAAACATTCCATTCTTCCCCGGAGTGTACTTCCCAATCGATTGTTCGGGCACGGTAACCCCAAGTACATCCGCCACGGGCACGGGCAGTGTTGAGATCACTTACACGGTCTACAGTTTTGCCACGACGGAGAGCGAACTCGCGGTCGCAGCATCGGTGGTCACCGTCGAGTACCAGAATTTGTACAACTCGGACGCTGGTGTTCAATATTACCCGTCTGGGGTGGCTTTGCAGGCGGTCAGCGGCACGCCGTCAGTGGCGGGAACTTACAACCCAAACGGCGGCAATTACAAGTTTGCACCCGCCGATTTCGGGCTGGGCGTGACCATCGACTATGTTTGGATACAGAACAACACGGACGCCAACGCGCCCAACACGTTGAACCTGACATTCTTTGAGGGTACGTTGGGGCAAGCCCCATGGCCATACCTCACGTCGAAACACCCAGAATTTGCGCTGGGCTATTCCGAACTTTGTTACGCCGCATCTGAGGGGATGTATCTCGGCTACACGAACATGCTGCCCGAGTTGAGTTTTGAGATAGCGGGGTCATACCAGTGGTCTGCGGGTATCCCAGACGCCAACCCAGCGGATGCGATCAATGGCTTGCTCACCAACCCAGCCTACAAGTACAACTTCCCGCCAAACTACATTGACCGCAGCCTGCTCACAGGCAACTCATCGTTTAGAAACCAATGCGCTGCCAATAACTTTTTCATCTCGTCGTTGCTCGACAGCCAATCGTCGCTCATGAGCGTTTTCGGCGACTGGTGCGAGGCGGGACAGTGTTGGATAAGCTGGGACGAAGGCAGGATGAAATTCATCCCGCTGTGCGACACCACCACCGTCGCAAACGGTTGCACCTACACGCCGCCTACACAGCCTGTCATAAGCCTTGACGACAACGACATCGTAATTGAGGGCAAGAAAGACCCCATCGTCATCAGCCAGACCCCGTGGCAGAACCGCTGGAATCGTGTCGCTGTACGCTGGAGCGTCCGCAGCAACGACTACAACGAGGACATCCTTCAGGTCGAGGATTCGGCCTCAATCAACGAGTCTCCGGGTTATCTGATTGCCGAAGATGCACAAGACTGGCAATTCGTCAAGGAAGAAGCCGCCGCACAATACGCGGCGAACATGCGGTTGCAGCGTTACCAAGCTATCTATACGAACTACAAGTTGACGCTGAAATCGAATCTCGCATTCCTGTCACCGGGCGATGTGATCGTCATGACGGATGGTCTGCTTGGTTCGTTGGGCTACCTGTTTGCCAACGAGCCCGTCCGCATCGTCAAGATGACGGACAACCCCGACAATAAGGGCATCGAGATCGAAGCTGAGAATTTTCCATGGTCAGTGGGTGCTTCGCTCCTGAACAACGTGCAGGCCCAAATTCCGAGCAATGTGAACGATGGTCCGCAACAGCAACCGGGCGACACCACTATGATCGCCGTCGAGATTCCTGATGGCGCTGGGTTGTACGCAGGCGACATCATCAAGATCGCTGTGAACGGCGCTCAAACCTCGTGGGGCGGCTGCCAGATTTTTGTTTCAGACGACGGCACAACTTACAACTTCTACCAACAGGTGGACACGCCTGCACGCATCGGCATCACGACGGTTGACCTACCGGGGGCTTGGGGATCACCAGCCGTCAACGGCGGTCAAGGTAGTGTGGATGACATCGATTCCCTCGTCGTCAATATGTCACAG